CTTCGAAGTCCGTTACCAGACCCCCTACAATCAGTGTGAGTGGCGCTCCCAGTGGTTCACCACCAAGGAGGAGGCAGAGAGCATGGTAGACTTCTACCGCTCCTGTGGTTCCCCCTCTCACATTGCGCCCTCCTCTCTGGCGCAACTGGAACGCTGATCCGATGGGAGAGGCAGCGCCCCCTAAAGACTCCACCAAACCAAACCAACATCCTATCATGACCCGCGACCTCGCTACCGCTCTTCTGAACCGTGCCGCCGATGGTGCTCAACTCCTGGAGATCCTGGAGAGCATTGCCACCGACACCGAGCAGGGCACTGCCACCGACTTTGACGGGACCCCCATCATCTGGTAGGATATTGGGGAACCGACGCCCTCCCATGGCATCCCCGATTAAAGTCCGTGACGCCCGCCGCCTGATCACCAAGGCAGGCGGGTCGATCAAACCAGGTGGCAGTCACGACAAAGTGACCCACCCGCTCCTATCCCAGACCTTCCACCTTCCGACCCATGGCAGCAAAGGACGCCCGACCCTCTCCCCTGGCATGTCCCATGAGTTCAGCAAGTTCTACGCTCTCATGCTGACGGCAAAGGCATCCGCCTGATCCGTGCTACAATTCTTCCAACCGCAACGGACTCCCATGATCCTCTCCATGTCCTCCGACCTCCAGACCCGTCGCATCGTTTGGACCGGTCGCCGCAACGACGACACCCCGATGGGTTCGCGCCTTCAGCCCCAGTTGGGTGTGAGTGCCTTCGCCATCGCGGGGCAGTTCGCTGAGGTGTGGCATGAGGAGGCACAGCAGGCGCTCCCCGTGTGGCAGTGACCTCATTCGTTCGTGACCAGGCAGTGCCGCCGTCCCCCCTTCGGGGGCGGTCGCCCGCCGCGTTGTTTAAAATCAATGGGTCCCCCTAACCTACAAAGTGTTACGGACGCGAAAGAAATATAAAGTCCTATATAAATCTGAAAATGGAAACGAACATTCATGAAATGAAAAAAAATCCCGGAGAAAATATTACAACCGTAGAGGTCGATCCTATTACTGGGGAATACTATGTGACTATTCCAGAATGGATTTTAAATGATTTTGGATGGTACGAAGGAACTCTGGTAAACATGGAGGTCGAAGGAGATTGTATTGTGATTACCGAAGTCAAGGAAGACTCTTGACGAAGGACTACATAATGATGTATGATGTTGATGTAACTACACTCAATTATGGCTAAAGGATTTACTGTAAAGGCAAAGGCACCGACCCCTCAAGAATCCGAATGGGACTACGACGCAGCCCGTGAGATGATCAAGGGAAAAACAGTTGTATTCTGTTTACCTGGCAGAGGAGTCTCCTACACCTATCTTAAGAATTTTGTACAGTTGTGCTTTGATTTGGTACAGGCAGGAGCAAGTATCCAAATCTCGCAAGATTATTCATCCATGGTAAACTTTGCTCGGTGTAAATGCCTGGGAGCAAATGTTCTTCGTGGACCAGATCAGATTCCCTGGGATGGAAAACTGAAGTATGATTATCAATTGTGGATTGATAGTGATATTGTTTTCAGTACCGAAAAGTTCTGGCAGCTCGTTCTAATGGAGAAAGACATTGCCGCTGGTTGGTACTGTACCGAAGACGGTCGTACCACTTCAGTTGCTCACTGGTTGGATGAGGATGATTTCCGTGGTAATGGTGGAGTCATGAATCATGAAACCATTGAAAGTATCACCAAGCGTCGCAAGCCTTTTACCGTTGACTATACTGGATTCGGATGGCTTCTGATCAAGCACGGTGTCTTTGAGAATAAGGATATCAAGTATCCCTGGTTTGCTCCGAAAATGCAAGTCTTTGAATCTGGTGAGGTTCAGGATATGTGTGGAGAAGATGTATCATTCTGTTTGGACGCAAAAGAAGCAGGTTTTGAAATCTGGTGCGACCCTCGTATCAGAGTCGGTCACGAAAAGACAAGAATCATCTGATTTGTATGGCTAACAGCACTTACAACATTTATTGTGAAGGGCGTAAAATTTTTTCTCATTTGACAGAGGAAGAATATTTCAATATCATGGAGGACCTGTCGATAGAATATTATCAGACGGGTTCTCCAAAACCAGAAGACATTGACACTGAAATTATTAAGGAGTAATTATGGCAAAAGCAAAAGTCGGTCTTAACAAGAGCTCTTATATCCCTGGTCCCCCTAAAAAGTCTCGTCAGGGAAATGGTATGGGAACCAAGTACGCCGCGTCTTCTCGCAATGGAGCACGAAAGAAGTATCGTGGACAAGGTAAAGGTTAATGTACTTAGAAGGTAATGATGAATGGAATAGAATACATTCTCAAGACCTTTGGGTATACAATAAATTAATTTTAAGTCGGATTTTAGATTATACTTGTGGTCCTGTTGGCACAAGTGTTCCTAAACCCGACTTTTATATTATTCGTCCTTGTATGAATTTACTTGGAATGGGACGTTTTGCTCGAAAAGAATTTATTCATAAGCACACCGAGAGGTTTCATCCTTCGGAATTTTGGTGTGAAGTCTTTGAAGGAGATCATATTAGTATTGATTATCAAAATAAAGAGCAAAAGTTATCTGTTTTAGGTATTCGTGATAGTGATAATCCCCTGTATAAGTGGGATATGTGGAAAAAAGTTGATGTAAAAATAGAATTTCCTGAGATTTTAAATAATCTAAAAGGTGATTATGAGTGGATTAACTGCGAATTCATAGGAAATCAATTAATAGAGGTTCATTTTCGCAGAAATCCTGACTTTAGGTACGGAAATAGTGTCGCAATACCTGTTTGGAAGGACCAGGAAGTGGAAAATGATACTGACTATGAATTTGTAAGTGATCCAGACTTCCTAAGAAAGGGTTTTTTGATAAAATAAATAATTTTTTTCATACAAATTGAGTTGAAACAGTTTTCAATGGGCAAACACCTGCTCTTAGAGGTGTATGATGTTGAGTTTAACTTGATTAATGACGTAGAATCTCTACAAAACGTCATGATCAGAGGAATAGAACGTGCGAAAATGACAATTTTGAATACATTTTCGCATTGTTTTATACCACAAGGATGTACAGTCGTGATTGCACTGTCCGAAAGTCATGTTTCTTGCCATACTTGGCCAGAAAATGGATGTTTGGCGATTGATGTGTATACTTGTGGTGAAGGAAATCCAAAATTAATTGCTCTTGAGATGTTGGAATATCTTAAATCAAACAATTATTCTCTTCGAGAACTGAATCGTTAAATAGAAGTAAGGAGATAGCAACCTCCTTTATAAAAGTTCTGTTTTATTCATTAAAACAGGAGCTAAAATGTCTAATTTACCCGTCGATAGAGACAAGAACTATATGAGAGAAATGTGGGGAACCACAAAACTCATTACTGATTACGAAGCAAATAAACCAAAAAGATTGATACAAGAAGTCATGCACGATGCGGCACCAAAGCATGATTTGTTAAAACAAACTGAACTTCATGAAAAAATTCGTAATGATGAAGATTACGATGATTGGAGTTATGGTACTGAACCAACATATGGTCATCCTTGGCAATAGAATATAAATAAATCAAGAAACTTTTGTCCGATGGCAATACAGAGGATATCTAGATCGTTTAAAGATATTAGTTTATCCTTTGAACCTCATCCGGTTACGAAGGATTTACCAATATTAAAGAATGAAAATGCGATTAAAAGATCGGTAAGGAACATTGTAGAGACTATTCCTACAGAAAAGTTCTTTAATCCAATCTTTGGATCTGATGTAAGAAGCAGTCTTTTTGAATTTGTTGATTATGGTACTGCCTCAATCATAGAAGAACAGATCAAAATCGCAATCAGAAACTTTGAGCCAAGAGTAGATAATGTTTCTGTTGAGGTAAATCCTAAACCAGATACCAATGAGTTTGAAGCAACCATCTTTTTTGATATTATTGGACAGGACTTCCCAACTCAAGAATTTACATTTATCCTAGAGGCAACAAGATAAAATGCCTTTTACACAGTTTACCAATCTAGACTTTGATCAAATAAAGTCCTCAATAAAAGATTATCTCCGTGCGAACTCTAATTTCACGGACTTTGATTTTGATGGGTCTAATTTTTCTGTTCTGATTGATACTTTAGCGTATAACACATATATTACAGCGTTCAATTCAAACATGGTTGTCAATGAATCCTTTTTGGATTCGGCAACTTTAAGAGAAAATGTCGTCTCTTTGGCGAGAAACATTGGTTATGTACCTCGCTCCAGGACCGCCTCAAAGGCGACTGTCTCATTCAATATACCAACTACCACATCAAGTCCTACACTGACCTTACAGGCGGGATTAGTGTGCGTTGGTGGCGTAGAAGACACTACATATACCTTTTCTGTACCAGAAAATATAACCACCACCGTATCTGGTGGTGCTGCCAGTTTCTCTGATATTGAAATCTATCAAGGAACATTTTTACGCAATCAGTTCGTTGTAGATGGATCTCTTGATCAAAGATTTATTCTTGATAACTCATTCATTGATACATCAACAATTGTTGTTTATGTAAAAGGCATATCTGATACTGGACTTGGAAGACAATATAAATTGGTTGATAATATTTTAACTATTGATGGATCATCGGAAACATATTTGATTCAAGAAATTAAAGATGAAAAATATGAATTATTGTTTGGTGATGGCATATTTGGTAAAAAATTAGAAGATGGAACTATTATTACAGTCACTTATATTGTCACAGATGGTAAGGACGGTAATGGTGCATCCCTATTCTCTTTCTCTGGATCATTAAGAGGTTCATCGGATGAAATTGTAACCCCATCTTCAACGGTTTCTGTCGTAACAAAGACATCATCATCCAATGGTGGAGATATTGAAAGTATAGACTCTATAAAGTATTTTGCTCCAAGACTCTATTCTTCACAATATAGAGCGGTTACTGGAAGAGATTATGAGTCAATTATTCAATCAATATATCCAAATACAGAATCTGTTTCTGTCGTTGGTGGTGAAGAATTGGATCCACCACAGTTTGGTACAGTTCTGATTAGTATCAAACCAAAAAATGGTGACTATGTATCCGATTTTGATAAACAGCAAATACTATCAAAGTTAAAGAATTATTCTTTAACAGGAATCAACCAGTCGATTATAGATCTTAAAGTTCTATATGTTGAAATTGATTCGGCAGTTTATTATGACTCACCTCGTGTTTCTAATGTTAATGACCTAAAAACCAAAGTCACAAACGCACTTAATACATATTCTTCTTCAACAGATCTGAATAAATTTGGTGGAAGATTCAAGTATAGTAAACTTGTAAGAGTTATCGATGATGTAGATACTGCCATTACCTCCAATGTAACAAGGGTTATTATTAGAAGAAACTTAAAAGCAGCAATCAATCAATTTGCCCAATACGAATTATGTTTTGGCAATCAATTCCATATTAATTCCAAAGGGTTTAATATTAAGAGTACAGCATTTAAGATTTCTGGAGAAGCAGATTTTGTATACCTAACGGATGTTCCTAATAAAGATTCTTTTGGTAATTTAGATGGTAGTGGCACTGGTATAATTTCTGTGGTAAAACCAGATCCAAATGGCTTGGATAATATAGTTGTTGTAAAATCTGCCGGAACAATAGATTACATCAAAGGAGAAATTCTTCTTACCACCATAAACATAACTCAAACTGCTTTAGAAAATAATATAGTTGAGGTTCAAGCATATCCAGAGTCAAATGATATTATTGGATTAAAAGATCTATATCTAAGTTTTAGTGTTGCCGATAGTACCATAAATATGGTTAAAGATACAATATCATCTGGTGAACAAATATCTGGTATTGGATTTAAAGTAACTTCAAGCTACCTAAACGGAGAACTAAAGAGGATATAAGATGATCGCAACCGGGTTTGAAACAAGAGTACAAGTACAACAGATTGTTGAAAATCAACTTCCAGAATTTATTTTATCAGAAAGTCCGAAAGCATCAGAGTTCCTAAAGCAATATTATATTTCTCAGGAATTTTCTGGTGGTACTATCGACATTGTTGATAATCTGGACCAGTATCTAAAACTGGATAATTTAACTCCAGAAGTAATCACTGGTGAAACTTCTTTGTCTGCTGATATTACCGAATCGAGTTCGGTAATACAAGTATCAAGTACTAAAGGATTTCCAAATCAATATGGTCTCTTTAAGATAGGTGATGAGATTATCACCTATACTGGCATAACCACTAATACATTTACTGGATGTGTTCGTGGATTTAGTGGCATTACTTCATACCATGCTGAAAACTCTCCCGGACAATTAGTCTTTTCAGATTCTTCTGCAGATTCTCATACATCTGGAGATTCTGTACAAAACTTAAGTTCTCTTTTTCTAAAGGAGTTCTATAAAAAAATTAAATATACTCTTACTCCAGGATTAGAAAACGCAGACTTTGTTTCTAATTTAGATGTAAGTAATTTTATAAAAGAATCAAAAGCATTTTATCAAGCAAAAGGAACTGAAGAATCTTTCAGAATTCTGTTTAATGTTCTATATGGAGTTACTCCAAAGGTAATTGATCTTGAACAATACCTGATAAAACCTTCATCTTCTAATTTTATCAGAAGAGAAGTTATAATTGCAGAAAGAATTTCTGGAGATCCAAACAGACTTGTTGGTCAAACGATAAGGAAATCGACAGATACCGAAACACAAGCTTCTGTTTCTGAAGTTGAAAACCTTAACACAGCCGCGCAGATGTCAGCGCTCACCTCACGATGT